GTGCCGGCTGGAATACTGAGCAGGCGGCTGGTATTGCAGCAAATCTACAAAGAGAGAGTAATTTCGACCATCAAGCGGTCGGCGATAGCGGTAAGGCATTTGGGGTGGCGCAGTGGCATGGTGATCGTCAAGCTGAGTTCAAGAAATGGTCTGGCAAGGACATGCGTCAATCCACTCTGGAAGATCAATTACGCTTTGTCCAATATGAGCTGACTCGCGGTAATGAACGAAGCGCCGGCGACAAGTTGCGTGGAGCTCGCACCGCCGCAGAAGCTGGAAGTATTGTTTCTCGGTACTACGAACGTCCCGCTGCAGTCCAGAATGAAGCGGCGCAGCGTGGTCAGCAAGCCTCCCAACTTGCGCAGGCACAGCCTGCGGCCCCAACTCAAGTGGTGGTTGAATTCAAAAACGCGCCGCCAGGGATGACGGCCACGGCAAGGACTAAATCTGGTATGGCGATGCCAGTGCGAGTGAATAACGCGATGCCGGCAGAGGCAGCAGGATGAGCGGTTCGACTCTGAATCAGATCACGCAGATCTCCAATGCCATCGCCAGCACCGCCGGTGCGCTGTCGTCGCTGTTGGGTGGAGACTGGCGTGGCCGACTTCGCCCGGCATCGTATGGTGGCATCACGTTTGGCGTCTTGGGTGGTGAAAGCCGTTTCGGTCGTCGTAATGCGGTTCACGAATATCCATACCGCGATACCCCATGGGTGGAAGACCTGGGGCGAGCAGCCAGGCGCATTAATTTGTCTGGTTTCATCGTTGGTGATGATGTCATCGCCAAGCGTAACGCACTGATTTCTGTTTGTGAGTCTCCCGGGCAAAGCCAACTTGTTCACCCGACCCTTGGCACGCTGACTGTCAGCTTGCTGGATTTTGCAACGATCGAACGCTGGGATCAGGGCCGCGTTTTTGAGCTCAATTTCGTCTTTATCGAATCCGGGCAGCGAAGTTTCCCTGCTGTCGAAATATCGACCTTGGACGACGTGTCGGCGGCGTCAATTCTTGCCGATATTGCAGCACAGGCTGATTTTGTGAGCGGTGTGGCGTCGACATTGCGATATGGCAGCGCTGTGATCAAACAGGCATCCAGTACCGCAACGTCCTGGGGAACCATGGCAACCAGGCTGTCAAATGATGCGACCGGGCTCTGCAATACCGTAGGTGCATTGCAGGGCAGTTATGGCCGTTATTTTGGCGGCCGCAGCATCAATGCATTGACCGGAATCAAAGCATCGACGGCAACGGTATCCAGCTTGATTTCCCAGGGCGTAGCCGCGCGGGCGACGGTTGCATCTGCAGTGAATAATTTAATTTCCTCTGCAACAGGATTGGGTTCATGAGCACTTCCAGCGATATGGCAGCGGCGGCGCAGGCCCTCGCCGCGGCTTTGTATGCAGTGACCATCGACCCGGCCGATGCGGTACGCCTCCTGGGCAATCTTGCGCAGTTCAATCTAACTCCGCTTGCCACATCGACTCCGATGGGCGTCGCCAGAAATACGATGCAATCACGTTCGTCTGACTTGTTCCGGCGTGCCGCGGTAGTGGCGTTGGCCCGGGCTTCCTCAGCCTATCAACCGTCATCATCCGACGACGCTGCGGCAATCAGGACGGTCGTTTGTGACGCCCTGGATGCAGAAATCACTATTGCTGGGGACCAGGGTGAGGATGCGACATTTAACGCGCTGCGAACATTGCGCGCCGCCGTATCGAACGATCTTGGGAAGCGCGGTGCCGGGCTGGCCGGTGTGACGACAACGACATCGAATTTGCCTATTCCTGCCGTCGTTCTCGCGCAACGTCTCTACCAGGACCCAAGTCGCGCGGATGAGCTTGTCATGCGCGGCAATCCCGTACACCCGGCCTTTATGCCACTGAGCATCAAAGCGCTAAGCAAGTAACCCACATGGATGATGATTTGATTCTGGTGGTCGGCGGTCGTCGGCTATCCGGCTGGACGCAAATTCGCGTTACGCGCGGTATTGAGCGCGTGCCCAGCGATTTTGACATCGAAATGACCGAGAATTATCCCGGCGAATTGGATGTGGTGACCGTACAAAAGGGCGATCCATGCGAAGTTCGCCTCGATGGTGACCTGGTGATCACGGGCTATGTGGACAGGGTCATTCCGACCATTGATCGCGGGCAGCATTCAATCCGCGTGATTGGACGTAGCAAGTGCAGCGATTTGGTCGATTGCGCGGCGGAATGGCCAGGCGGTCAGGTCAACGGCACCGCCCTGGCGATCGCTCAAAAACTGGTTGAGCCCTATGGCAATGCCGGCATGGAAATCACGGTTCGCACCGATGTCGACGACCTGGGTCCGGTGATACCACAGTTCAATTTGATTCTGGGGGAATCCCCCATGGAGATCATTGAACGTACTTGCCGCTGCGCCGCATTGTTGGCCTATGACGAACCCGATGGAAATTTGCTTCTGACCCGGGTGGGCACAGTGCAGGCCGCCAGCGGCTTCCAATTGGTCCGTGACGGGCAGGGCGATACGAGCGCGAACAATATTCAGAGCGTGTCGATCATCAATTCAATGGATCAGTCCTACTCTGAAGTGTTGGCATACATCCAATCACTGGACACATTGGAGGATGTCGGCACTGGTGGCAACTTGCTGGCGACGGAAACGGACCCAAATGTAACCAGGCACCGCCGCAGAATCATTGTTGCTGAGTATGGCGACAGCAATTTCGATGTGACAAAGCGCCGTGCCAAGTGGGAGGTAGCCCGCCGGTTCGGACGTTCTTGCGTGGTGCAGCTGACGACTGACAGTTGGAGAGATAGCGACACTTTGCTTTGGACGCCGAACACGTTGGTCCAATTGCGGATACCTGCATTGAAATTGTTAGATGACCCCATTTGGCTGATCAGTGAAGTCAGCTACAAGCGAGACGGCAGCAGTGGTACGACTGCCGACGTGACGATCATGGCGCCAGAGGCATTCATCCCCCAGCCGGTTGTTTTGAATCCAACATTTGCCGAAATCAACCAGGTACCGCCGCAATGATTCAGTCTATCGAGCGCCTTTACCGGTTCCTCATGAATTCGTTTGGCCGCGGGCGTATCAAACTGGTTGACGACAGCGGTCCAGTACAGAAGGCGCAGATCGTATTTAGTGCGCTGGAAACGGTCGACGGTGTGCCCATCCCGCACGATTTTGGTTTTACATCGAATCCGCCTGCTGACTCGGATGCCTTTGCCGGGTTCCTGGGCGGCATCAGGAAGAACGGGATGGTGATCGCCATCGGCAACCAAACGTATCGCATGCGCAACTTGAAGTCTGGCGAGGTCGCCATTTACGACAACCTTGGCCAATCAGTATATCTGAGCGCCACCGGCATCGTCGTGAATGGAGCCGGCCTGCCATTGACCGTCAATAACACGCCAGTAGTGACCATCAACGCAGCAACAAAGGTTGCCTTGAATACACCCGAGTTAGACGTCAGCGGAAAGATCGTCGCCGGCGGCGACATTACCGACAACGCAGGTAGCAATTTGCATTCGATGGCACAGATGCGCACGATCTATGACGGTCACGAACACGACATTCATAACGTGCAACCAGGTTCCAGCACCGTTACTTCAAATCCACCGAACCAACTCGAATGAGCGACACATCAACTATATGGTTTCCAGCCCAGGGGCGTGGAGACTGGAATGTCGTGGGCGCTCAGTTACAAGCCGGTGACGACCTCGAAACGGCAATTCTGATCAGCTTATTCACGGATCGACAAGCGGCACCTGATGACGTGATTCCCGACGCGACAAGCGATAGGCGTGGGTGGTGGGGCGACACGGATCCTCGATATGCAATTGGCTCACGGATCTGGTTGCTGGACCGCGCAAAACAAACGAACGAAACGCTTGCGAAGGCACAGGACTACATCGCCGAGGCGCTGCAATGGTTGATCGATGACGGCATCGTTGCGAAATTCGACATATTGGTCGAATGGACTGCGCCGGCTTTCTTGGGCGCGAAAATTATCGCTTATCAAAATGATGGCGCTACGCGGTCATTAAATTATTCATGGGTTTGGAAAGCGGACAACTGAGATGCCTTTTACAAGACCCACACTGACGCAGCTACGCACGCAGGTAGCCCAAGATATAGCTGCCGCGCTTCCGGGCACCGACGCGCTGTTGCGGCAAGCGAATCTTACAATTACGGGTATCGTCCAGGCCGGGCTGTCAAATCAGCATTACGGGTATCTGGATTGGATCGCAAAGCAGGCAGTGCCGTTCACGGCGACTGATGAATTTTTGCAAGGGTGGGGCGCGCTCAAGAATATCTATCTGAAGGCTTCTGCCTCGGCTGTGCTTTCAATCGCATTTCCTGGCACCCTCGGGAAAATTATCCCAAGCGGCGTTTCGGTGCTCCGGGGCGACGGCATCGAATACACCACTGTCGGATCCGCTGCCGTTGATGGTACTGGTTTCTGCGTTGTGAATGCCGTTGCCATTGCCGATCCAACTGGTCAATCCGGCGCATTCGGAAACGCCACGGTTGGCACGGCAATGACGTTGGGGCAGTCAATATCCGGTATTTCATCATCGGGAGTGGTTAGCGGAACTGTTGTTATCGGCGTGGACTTGGAGACACAGGATAGCTTCAGAGGCCGGGTTCTGGATGCATATCAACGGCCGCCGCAGGGTGGTGCACCGAGCGACTATGAGCAATGGGCAAAGGAGGTTGCCGGCGTGACGCGCGCATGGTGTGCCCCGATTGGTTTCGGTGCCGGTTCAGTTGTTCTATACGTCATGCTAGACATTGTGCGTGCAGCACAAAACGGATTCCCGCAAGGGACGAACGGCGTTGCAACTAGCGAGCCGCGTGCAGCTGCTGCGACTGGTGATCAGCTGCTCGTTGCAAACTATATTTTCCCGCTGCGGCCAGCGACTGCGCTGCTGTATGTCGTGGCGCCGACGTCGAACCCAATCAACTTCACGATCAAAGGTATCCCGGTCGGCTCCCAGGGTTTGGTGGGGCCAGCGATTT